TCTACCAGTACGCAAGGGGGGTTTATGTTGCGTGGGTCATCAAAAACCCGTAACCCTGTAATGGTTTGCAGCTTGTCTACTAGCTGGTCATAACCCTCAAGCAGCATACCCATTAGGCAACCGCTGGCCTGTTAACGCCCAATAGCCGCATAATTTCGCCCATGCTTGAGGCAACGGGGGCAGCTGTAGACATTTGTTCATAGCTTGCGAATTGGTCAATACTTGAGCGGCTTTTGTAGGTTTGCCCAGCATAAATCATGGTGCCTAGTTTTACGTCTTGGCTAGGTACTGTGCTTAATGAGCTGTCAAAGTACCCGGCTTCACGTCGCTTGCGGTAGGCGTAAGCGTTCGCTGCCCCTACGCAAATAGTGGCGTAATCAAAATCGCTAGAAGGGTTTACCAGTGTGAACCCTAAATAGTCTTCTAGGTCTGAAATATTTATCCACGTGCAGCTACTTAGTTCAGTAAAGGTAACTGTGCCCGTAGCCGCTACCCGGTCAACGTTTGAGGCCGTGACAGCAAACAGCAGTTGGTTAGGTATCAGTTTTGCAGGGTCATAGTTTAAATCACCCTGTTGGCTGGTGCCTGTAAACAAATATTGCGGTAACGCATACGCAACTTTTGCCCCGTCAAAGGGTGCGCCCATACCTGAAACGGTAAAGGTTTCCCCTACCGTTATTTGGTTAGGTTGCAGGGTTGCAATTACTGCGTAATTGTCTAATACCTGTTTGTGGGTAACTGTGTAGGTTGCCATTTACTATGGCCCGGCCTGACTAAGCCCAAGTGATTTTTTGCAGCAGTGAAGCCTTAGCCACAAACGTTGAGAGGTAGCCGTAGTAGCTGAAGGTACGCCCAATGAGGTTGGGGTCTTCTACGCTCATAATGCCGCGTACGTTTTCGTACACTTCCATTGCTGGGGCGTGGAATACCACCATTGTTTTAGCGGCTACGTTGCTGTCAACAATGACAGCCAACCCAAGTGGGTTAATTGTTGACCAGTTGGTTACGTTGCCTGCACCCAATGTGTTTGTGCCAATGAGGTTAGGCGCGCCAATAGCTGGGAATACTGGGCGCTTGTCAAGGTCAACCAGTGAACCAACTTTTGCCCAAGTGTCTACGCCCATTACCAAATGGGTTGGGAAGAGGTTGCTTCCGTTTGAAATGTCGCGGGCGGCACCGTACAGAAACAAAATAAAATCTTCTGGTGTGCCATCCCATTGACCCAAGTTGGTTGAGCCTGCTACGCAAGCGTCTACCGCAATGTCATCAGTTTTGAGCAAGTATTGGCCTGCCAAGTCCTGAAGAATTACTTGCATTGCTGCCGGGTCTGTGAAATCCATATCTTGGGCGCTGATAAAGATTTGACCAGCAACAGTGGTACGGGTAACTGTGTTGCTGTCAATGGTCATGGTTTGTGAAGCTGCCGCTTGGCCTTCAGTTTGCACATCCGTTGTGGTGTGCTGGCTAATGGTTGGGCGAATAAAGCTCTTACCCTGACCGTTTGGCATTGCGCGAGCACCCACAGCGCTAATGAAAGGGCGTAGGTAGTTAATATCCTGAAAAACCGGACCCAAAACAGGAGTGGGCAAGAGGCCCAAAGTGTCAGAGGTAAGGTTTTGAGCGCCTTGAATTGCTGTTTGCGTTTTAGCTACGTTCTGTTTGTAAGCAGCGTTAACGTTTTCCCACTGCTCGCCGCCTGCGTGGTAAGCGGCAAGATATTCACCAGCGCTAGGCATGGCAAATTCACGTTCACGCTTTTCGGCAGCCCAGATAGGCGCGGTTGGCGCTTCGGCTGGCGTTTCAATAACTTCAGCAGTTGGGGTAACTTCGCTCATGGTTTTTTTATCCTTTGTGGTTGGCTCAGCTGCTGCTACCTGAGTAATTTTTGCTTCTTCAAATGCACCTATCGCTACTAATGATAGTTCAACCATGCGAGCCTTAGCAACAACTAACACCCCGTCATCATCATAAGTAGCTTCTATCGGTTCAGCGCCTACGCTCACAGCGTCTAAAGCACCGTCTTTGGCAAGTTCTAGGGCCTCATCAGCTTTAACGGTTTTGCTTAGTTTTGCTACAAAATACAGCCCGTTTTCATCTTCTGTACGTTCAGTGACTACGCCTACCATTTGGGTTAGGTCATGGTTTAAAACCAGTTTGGGGTTTGCCCCGTCAATGGGTAGCGACCCCGGCAGAAATTTAACTTTCTCGCCTGAGCTCACAATAGCGACCACGTTATAAGGCGCGGCAAGGCCCATAATTTCGCGCCTGTTTTCGCCTTCGTTAGCGGTAATGACAATGGGCGTGGCTTTAAATTTCAGCATGGTTTTACTCTCTTTCACGTTCAATAGTAATAGCAGGCGAGGACTGTGAAGCAGCGTTTTCACTATCCCCGCCTGCTAAATCGTTTTCGTAAAGGTAGGTGCTTACGTCTAGCTCTACGTATCGGCCTCTTGGGATTACGTTATTCATGCTGAGCGTTTGTTCAATGCACTCAATATAGGGTTTGCTTCCGTACAAATAAAGCAGTTTGTTACTTTCAGCGCTGTTTTGATAATTCATACCGCCGCCAGTTGGGGCACCTACTAAAAATGGTGGGATATTTGCGAGCCGTGCCATTTCTAGGCTTTGAAACGTACGTGCGTCTGTTAGCTGTAAATCGTCGGGGTTTGCTGTGTTAGGCACGTAGTCAACAAATTCATTTAAGGCCGCTATGGTTTGCTCTTCACGTGCAGCCGCAAAACTTGCTGCCATGTCAGCGAGCTCTTGCGAAGTCATAGGCTCGCCGCCCGTTTGCTTAAGGTAGCCCGCTGGAATTGTTTGGCTGGCGAACCTCTCAGCTGCGTTTTGCAAACGGTTAGCAGTGTTAATAGCTCTTACCCCGGTATAAACCAAACCCTGAATAGGGCTAAGAAACTGGATTACGTCATTAGGGTTTAGTTCTACGCCTTGAAAATAAATTTGCTTTGAAGGCCCAAACCATTGCCCGGTACTTTGGTCAAGTGTGTTTACGTCACCCGCTGGTATCCAAGTAAACTTTGAGGGAAAGCCATTTCCCAGCCTCTCAGTAACCACCCAAAAAGCCCGGCCCTGCATAATTAAATCTTCCGTAGTCCAGCTGAGGATAAAGTTTCGGGTTACGTTCGGGTCAGGTTGCTGAAACCACGTATCAGGCGGAATATAAATACGTTCTAATTCTTCACCATTCCATTGCAACGTATATTGCTTAAAAGTTAAGCAGGCAACCATTGAACAAATAAGGTCACGGGCCCGGCTAATTGTTGGTACTTGCATTGCCGCGTCACGCGGCATATTTTGCGTGTAGTAAACAAAGTTGCCAATTACGTTTTGGCTAAATGGGTAACGGGCTGCGCCTGCTGCGCCTTTAATTGCTGGTGCGCTTACTGCGTCTTTTTTAAATAAACCCATGCCAACTATCTTAGGCAGTACGTCTAGGGGTGGTGGTAACTATCATAGGTTTAGCGGTTGCCCGTTGACCGATAGCGAAACCTACAGCTGCAACTAGGCAGCGGGCTAGTTCTATAGGGCCGTTAGACCGTTGAGAGCTAAGCGCAATACTTCCAGCGGTACGGGCAGCTACTGCCCGCCCGATATGTTCAGCAAGCATTTTTGACCCGTCATGCTCTATGCGGCCTTCAATAATCATTTGGCGTACCGCTGCTGTATAGCGGGTGACTTCTTGGTAGCCCCAAATAACGCGCCTTCGCTTTAAGTGCAGGGGGCAATTTACGTCAAGGGTGGGGGTTACGGCAATGACTAAAGCAGGGTCTTTGGCAGCTTGTTCTAATAGTTGCCACGTTTGGCTCATGGTGTCAGCTATAAATTCAACGGTTGCACACAGTTCACCGTTAGCAGTTTTGTTTACTCTGACAGCGCAATAGCGCCAGTTATCTACAGATATTTCAGCAGCTAAGACCCCGCCCGGTAGCGGCATATAGCCTTTATTGCCTGCTGCCCATTGACCGGGTGCTAGCCAACCTACGTCAGACTGCACCCACAAATTACAGCTAGAGCGTAGAAACGCGGCACGGTTAGGGCTCATACTTTCCGCTATTAACGTTTCTTCGCTAATAGTGGTACCCAAAGCAGGGTTAGCCATACGCCACGCTTCAGGGGTCATAGGGTCTAGCGCTGGGTCAGGC